CCACCAATTAACTTAAATAAGTCAAGCATTATCAGTTCCATTTCGCGCAATTGTACCGTTGGACTTGGTCGGCTTGGCATTCTATCAGAAAGCTATGAAGAAAAGTATAACCTACAATTGCGCGAAATGGAACTGATAATGCTTGACTTATTTAAGTTAATTGGTGGTTGTTCAACTTCTTTAACTATCAAAAGTTCGTCAATCTTAGGCGAAATTAACCGATTCTCGGAAAATTTAGATTGTATTTATGCAGAAATATCATTCACAGATGAGTAATTCAGCAAAAGAAATAGCGCAAAAATGGAGCGTTGACCGAATGTCAGCACTTGAACAAAACTATATTTCTAAAGGTCTTAGGGCTTCAGGTCAATTTGGCGATTCATTGGAAGAAAAGATAGTTGTTTCTCCAACCGGAATACATATCCAAATATTAGGTGCGCCACAAGTTGGAATAATGACAAATGGAAGAAAGCCAAATAAAAATTCAAGCCCCGAAAAAATAAAAGCATGGGTAGGATGGGCAGGGTCAACAATACTAAGGGACTGGGTAAAAAATAAAAGATTGAGTTTAAATCCTTATGCAGTTGCTTGGAAAATTGCACGTGAAGGAATCAAAGTACCAAATCAAAGAAACGATGGAAAATTAGTTGAGCAAAGTATAACAGCCGAATCAATAGCTTTACTCATAAAAGAGTTGGGCAGTCATTCAATAGAAAGTTTAAAATCTAATTATATAAAAGCATGGCAATAACTGGAGCATTAACAATTATAGATACTGATTTTAGCGATGGATTAGGCGGCATTGTTTCGGCTTGTTCACCTAATGTGTTGAGAGTTACGGCTACTTTGACTGGTGGAACTGATACAGGGGCTTATGTGGAAATGTACGTAGATACTTATTATTTTAGAATGATTAATAAGACTTTCGATGGAACAAGTGGAGAGTTTTATTTTGATTTTACAGAAATATTGCCTTATTTATTTGATGATATTTCTGACGATGTACTTTCATCAGGTGTTCAGATTGTTGGTGATACTTTTGTAAATAGTAATGCTTTTGATATTATTCTTTATAATTCATTAGGGGATGATTTAGATGTAATTTCAATTGAACATAAACTTATTTTCTCATCCAAACAAATAGGCAATCCAAACGGATCTAATGAAGTAGAAATCTTTGCACATCAAATGCCTAATTTCTTGGCACAAAAAAATAAACAATCATATATTTATCACTATGGAGAAGGTCAGATAACATTTGAGAAAGTGAGCCACATACCCGAACAAATTTACATGATTGATAACTTGGATAGAATAATGGTAGATAATTTAGGAAATGGAATGGTAGTAGAAATTTAAAAATATAAAATTATGGCATGGTATAACTATTGGACGAAAACACCAGTAACGACAATTGATGATACTCATCAGTTTTTAATTAGCAAAACAACTGGAGCGGCAGACGTTACGACTTGGGCAAATATTAAAGCAAAGTTGTTGATATTAATACAGGCAACTGGTTTAGATTTTTCGGTTAAGATTAAAGCCCCGAACGGAACAGCAACAACTGAAGTAGTAAACTTTCAGCAACTTGATACAAAATTAAATAAGTCAGGTGGCACAATGACTGGTCAATTAATATTTGATGATTTGGGAGTTAATATCCCTAATTTTACAGGTACTTTCCCAACTACTGCATCCGACCCACAGGGAGTAGATGGCGATTTGATTAGAAGTGGAAAAAGATTAGCATTAAAGAATGTAAATAAATGGGCTTACATTGACTTTACTGACATGCCATGATAGAAGAAATCGACTTAGGTGTATCAACTGGATTTTTCAAGGCGGTTATATTTCCGACTGAAGAAGGAGTTTACAAGGCAACCACAAATGAAGGAACTAATTTCTATGTGATTGTTGAAGATTCATGTATTGATGATGTCCGGGTAAAGTGGCTTGGCGAAAATGGTATGTATAAACATGGCACTTTTTCCCAATGGCATACAGAAAAACAAACATCAAAGGAAGGTATATCAATAGGGATTTTCAACGATTCATTAAGTACTGCTTCGGCTCGTGAAAGTGTCGTTTTAAAAACAAATCAACGCACTTTATCTTTGGTCAAAAAGAACGTGCGAAAAGATATTTATTTGATGTACTTAGATTTGGCGAAAAGTCCGAAAGTGTATATTAACGTTGGCGATTTGCTTACAGACAAATGGATTGAAGTTGGCGTAAAATGGTCACCATCTACAATTGCCTATAAAAACTTTCAGGATATTGTTTTAGAAATCGAATTTTCAGAAGATTACATACAAAAATTATGAGAGAATTATTTGTAAATGGATTAAAAGCAGACTTGGACGAAAACTCAGCGATTGGAATAACCTTTCAAAGTGGCGATGTTTCAGAACCATGCCAAAACAAACTATCAATCACTAATAGTTTCTCGCTTCCATTTACGGCAAATAATCATAGAGTATTCAGTTTTGCATCAAATCCAATGGCTTCTGATTCTTTGCCATATGATAAATTGATAGTTGATTATTACGATGGAATGATACCTTTAATCAGTAACTCTTTAGCGTTCTTAAATCAGACAAACGAAAAGTATAATTTGAGTGTTGTAAAGGGGAGCGATGTTATCGAAACAATGAAATACAATACCTTAAGAGATTGGATAGGTAGAGATATAATTGATGATAATTTAGTCGGTGCAAGTGGTTTTATTGGTGACATTTTCTATGCAGACCCGAACGGACAACTAAGCGTTTATGACGATTTGATTGCAACTTTTGGACCTACAAGCCCCGAAATAGAATTTATAAAACCTATTAGCGCAAAAATAGACGCTTTAACTGGTTTCTATACTTGGGCTTTTGGTGTTAAAATTTCATCAATATTTGAATGGATAGAAACCTATGGCATGAGGTCGCAAACTACTAATTTAAAATACAAGGTTACATTTGATGGCACAACTGCTCAAAATACTTCCTTTGCCACGTTGGTAATTCCACACGTTGATATTCGGGTAGAAGAAAAACCTGCATACTCAGGAAATTGGGGTTGTACTTTAGAAACAACTGGTGCTGGAGTTTATGCTTTAAATTGGATGGGTAACAAAACTATATTTGACTTACTTAAATCTATTTGTATTTTATTCAATGCTGTTTTAGACATAAACGAAAAAACCAATGAGATTAAAATTATCACTTTCAACAAAATACTTGAATCAACCACTATTTTAGACTGGAGTAAAAAGTTAGTAAGTGGCAAAGTTCATACAAAAAAGTTTTCAATAGGAACATGGCAACAATCGAACTACATAAACTATAAATATGACGATGGCGTTAACTCAAATGGTGGTAAAATTCAAGTCGTTTGCTCGAATAAAAATTTAGAGTTTGTAAAGAATTACGAAAATGGTGTTTTTATTCCACGCGCGATTGATGTTAGCAGTGATATTTTTTATTTACTTGGAACTTCGGATACTGCCACAAATCCATTATTCACTCAAAAAGGAATAACTGAGTTAATGATATTTTCCATTCAAGGATTAACAGTAGATAATTACCCACTTACTCAAATTTATCAAGTTTTGCCTTTAAATTTTTCGGCAAATTACGATGGAATGAGAACTATTTTAACCGATCCAGTGAGTTTTGAAACTGAATTGTACTTAAATCAATTGGATATTTATAATTTTACTCTGAAATCATTAGTTAAAATTGATGCTTTAGGTGGTATTTTCTATGTAAATAAGATAAATGGCTATAATTCAAAGGCTATTTCCGGAACAAAATGTGAACTTATAAAAATAAGATAATGGCAGAAACTCAAAAAGTAGTAATTGCAACGCTTGATATTAATGTAGATGCGGTTATAACGAAACAAAAGGAACTTACTGTTGAAATAAATAAGACTAAACAGGCTCAAAAAGACTATGAAGCTGCTGTAAAAAAAGGCGAAGAAGTTAGTGCTGAGCAAACAACTGCCTATATTGAAAATCAAGCTACTTTAAAAAATTTAAATACTGAATATTCTCAGAATACAAGATTACTACAAGCACAACAAAAAGTACAAGAAGATGGAATAAAAACCATTGATGATGCAAGAGCCGCTTTGTCTGCTGTATCTGTTCAATGGGCGCGAAGCAAACAATTAACAGGCGAAGATTCAGAAGCTACTAAGAAACTTAATACAGATAAGACAAATTTAACTGCTAAACTCAAAGAATTAGAAAGTGCAACGGGTGATAACACTCGAAACGTTGGTAATTATTCAAGTGCTTTAGATGGTATTAGTGCTAAACTTGGTCCTCTCGGTGGATTATTAAAAGGCTTCGCAACCGGTACGCAAACGGTAGGAGGTGCTTTAAGTTCATTGGGTGGAGTTATGAAAGGATTAATTGCAAATCCATTCTTTGGAATAATCGCATTATTAGCTGGTGTATTTATCGCAATAAAAGAAGCTATTGGAAAAAATGCTGAGATAATGGATAAACTGGCAGTCGCTTTAAAACCAGTTCAATTATTATTTGGCGCAATAATGAATGTTGTCGGAAAGTTAGTTGAAATGTTAGTTGGTGGTTTTGCCGATGCAATGACATGGGTAGCTGATTTATTTGATGGTGCTTCAGATTCAACAAAAAAATATATTGATGCTGTAAAAAACTTACAGGAAATTGAAGATAAAATGATTAATCAACGGCTTAAAGATAAACAGCTTCAAGAAGAGATTAACGAATTAGATGCAATCGCAATTGATAGGACAAAAACAAAAGAAGAAAGGCTAAAGGCGTTAACGGATTCAATTGCTAAACAAAAACAGATTGCAAAGGAAAACGCTGATTTACAAACCGAACAACTAAAAAACTATGCTTTAGATTTACAAGGCACTTATGGAATCAAAGGTGCTTTAGTTACCAAAGATATGCAACTTTCAGAGGAAGCATTAAACAAACTTTCCGAAGATGATAAAAAAGCCTTAGAAACTCAAATTTCAAATTATTTAGATGCTAAAAACAAAAAATCTGAAATTGATAAGGAAACAATGAAGAAAAAAAGCACTTTGGAATCGGGAATCACAGCCGAAGAAGAAGCTGAAAATACAAAACGAATAGAAAATAGAAAAAAATCTAATGAAAGATATATCAAAATATTGGAGTATGAAGTAAATTTCTTTAAGGCAACAAACGAATCTAAAATAAAAGACGACCAGCGATTAACTGAAAGTTTAGTTTTAGGCGAAATTGCACGACTTGAAAAATTAAGACAATTAGAAACGGCAGCAAATGAAAAGGCGTTTAAACTCGGATTGAAACTAAAAGAAGATTATACTTTAGAAAAAATAGCAATAGAACAAAGGTTTATTGATGCTGAAAATGAACTCGCACAAAAACAACTTGACCAGTCTAAAAAGGATTTGGATATTGCTGTTAGAGAATTTAATTTAGCAAATCAATCTAAGTTAAAAGGTGCAAAGGAATTGACTGCCGATTTAGTTGCAGAAGAAACTTTAAGACTTGACAAACAAAGGGAATTTTTAGAAGCACAGGCAATCTTAGAAATTACCAACGAAGAAGAACTCGCTTTAAAACGTAGGGAAATAAAAGCCGCAAGTGATGCTGAGATTGCTGCATTAAACACACAATTTCAGGAGCAAGAAAAAGCTAAAAGAGATGCAATTGCAATCGCTGACAATCAAGCTGAATTTGATTTAAAACAGCAACAATCAAATAACGAGTTTGATCGCCAAAAAAATGACTTAGAAAGAAACTACCAAGCGCAAATAACAGCAGCCGAAAAATTAGGTGCTTCGACAACTGCGATAACTCAAAAATATGAGTTACAGCAAACGGCTATAAAAAGAGCGCAACTAATGGCTCAACTTGGAATAGCTGCAACTATATTAGGAAATATGGCTGACTTATTCGGTAAAGCAACAACGGCTGGGAAGGTTGCGGCGTCGGCTCAAACTGCTGCATCAACTATTCAAGGGGCCATGGGTGCGTTTGCTCAGGCGAGTGGCGCATTTCCTCCACCATTTGGTCAAATTGTCGGGGGTATAGCTGCAGGAGTAATTGGGGCTCAAGGTGCTAAAAGCATTCGTGATATTTGGGCGGTAAAAGAAACTGGAGAAACATCTGCACCAAGTACGCCAAGTGGTAGCGGTTCAATTCCAACTATTCCAACGGGTGCATCTAATCCAATGCCTACTAATTTTGATGGTGGCTTTTCGGCTCAAAGTATAGGTGGAAGTTCGGGAACTACTCAAGTAATTCAACAGCCTGTTTTGGTAGTTGATAATGTAACAGCCTTACAAATGCAACAGGGTAAAATTAATCAGGTGGCGACTATTTAGATTCAAATTTTTGCAGTACATCAATAGCGTAATTTCTGCCAACTTTTATTGGTTTATGATTTGCCGGAAGTTGTCCTTTTTGGCATCTACGTATAATTGTTTTCACGCTCCAAAATTTGCCGTTTAGCATAAATGTTTGAGCGTAGTCTTTTATGGGGTAAATCATAATAAAGGAATTTGATTATTATCTAATTTAACAATCGTACGTGGAAACTTACTACCATATTTCCTTTTAATTTTCACTTCCTTTATTTGGTTATTTTCAAATATAACATCTTTAACATCTGAAATATTGAAAATAATAACACTCTTAATTTTATTTTCGTTTAAACATTCCATAATTAAAATATTATAATTATCAAACCACCCCACAAAACTAAGTTAACAGCTAAACACAAAATCAAAAATACAAACCAACCGATTAAACGACCTGAATAATCATATACAGATGTACCTTTTCGGATATGGTCTAACTTTTCATGCTTTAAAAATTGCCTTGTTTCAAAAAGGAATATAAATCCACTCAAAAAAGCTAATGATAAAGCCACTAAAACAGCATTGAGAACCTTAAATTTTGTTTTCATATATCTATATTTTGTCTATTAAGAGACAAAGATACGAATAATTGATAACGAATTGATATTTATCAACGTATTTTTGTAAAAATATTTTTAAAATGACTGGAATCATATACATAAATGGAGTTATCGGCGAAGATTATAAGGTTTCTGATGCTCTTTTAGACGTGCAAAAGAACAAAATCAACGATAATATTACTCTAAAAATCGGTAGTGTTGGCGGTTTTGTTGATGTTGCAGATGAGATTTATAACATTTTCAAAAATACTGGAAAAATAACACGTACGGAAAACATTGGGGACGTTGCAAGTGCAGCCGTTAAGCTGTTTTTGTTAGCACCAAAAGAATCAAGATTTTTCGATACTTCAAAAGGTGTGTTTTTAATTCATAATCCTTATATGCCACCCGAAGAAATGTTTGGTATGAATGGGGATGCAGCCGCATATCAATTGATTGCAGATGAATTAGGAGTACATGAAAAAGCATTAATAAAATTTTATGCAGAATCCACAGGTACAGATTTTGACATTTTAAAAGGATTCATGAATATAAACGAACCTTTAACAAGTGAGCAAATTAGTGCTTTAGGTTTTGCACAAATCCAACAAATAGAGTTCAAGGCAGTTGCCAAAATTAATAACTTAAATATTCAGGAAATGAATGAAAATGATTTAAAAAACGTTGAAGGAGTTATAACTCGTGTCTTCAACAAATTGTTTCCTCCAAAAGTTGTAAACCTTATGGTGGCTGATGCCTCAGGTAAGAATTTAGACTTTGGAACGCAAATCGAAACTATGGAACAAATAGCGGTCGGTATGACTGTAAAATTTGAAGACGGATCTATTCCAGTTGGCGAAGTCGCAATGCCCGATGGAAAAACATTGGTATTTGACGAAGCTGGTATTATTACAGAAATCAAAGAAGCCGAAGGATCAAACACAGAAGTTGAAATTGAAGCCTTAAAAACTGAAAATGAAACTTTGAAAGCTGAGATTGAAACTTTAAAAGGCGCACAGGCAAAACTTGAAGCCGAACACGTTTTGAACCTTAAAAATGTAAGAGCGCAATTTACTTCTGAAATGGTTAATATCATTGAAGAAAGCTATGTAAAGAAACCTGAAGTTGAAACTACTATCACAAATAGAGTTCAAAAAATGAAGGAATTAAAAAACCAAAAAAAACAATAAAAAATGGGAGCATCACAAATTAATTTTTCAAGTCTAAACTTGAATCCTGAAGAAGCAAGAACTTCATCAGAAATGGTTTTTGAAAGTGTATTCGAAAACCCATCGTTAGAATCAGTTCACGACATTAAGACTGGGGTCATTATGGATAAATATATCCCTATCATTGGATCTTACGGTCTTGTTGGTAAGGCTTCGGCTGGTGACTGTTCGCGTAATACTGAACTTGGACCTATTCCAGTTTCGGAAAAACAATGGACACCTAAATTGGTAGATTTTAGATTACCACATTGTCAGGCTGCTATTCCTGACTTGCTAAAAGCATGGGGAAAATCTATGAATGCTGCAAAAACTTGGGAAGATGTTGATTCTGAAATGATGGCATTCATTCAAGACGAAGCATTAAAAGCCACAATGAAAAGTATTTTACGCATATCTTCTTTTGGAGATACAGCCGCAACTACTTACGCTTTGGGTGGTCAAATCAAAGATGCTGCAACACTTCCTTATTTCACAATCCTAAATGGACTTTGGAAACAAATCTTTACAGGAGTTGGTGCGTTGACTATTAAAAGGGTAACTATCGCTGCAAATCAAACTCATACTCAAGTTATGGGAACAGATGTAGCATTGACAACTATGCGTTCAATGTACAATCAAATTGATGCTGCTTTTTTCTCTAAAACTGACAAGATTTTTGAAGTAACCAAATCTTTCTACGATAATTATGTAGATACTTTGGAAGCTAAATCAGTAGTTTTCAGTTTGGACGAAACAATCAACGGAGTTTCTCCTTTGAAATATCGTGGAGTGCCTATCGTAGTTCGTTATGACTGGGACGAAAACATTGCAGCTTATTTGACTGACGATGTAACAGTAGGTGGTGCAAGTCCAGCAACTGTAAAACTTCCATTTTTACCAAATAGAGCAATTTTGACAACAAAGTCAAATATTCCTATTGGGACTTCCGATACCGAAAGCATGAGTACTTTTGATTCATTCTATGATAAAAAAGATTCAATGTGGTATCTTGACGTTGCTTACAAGTTGGATCTTAAAATCTTGGAAGAAAAACTTATTGTTGCAGCTTATTAATTAAAAACAATATGGGGTGGCTTTCGGGTCACCCTTTAAAAATAGGAGGATAAATTATGAGTTGTATAAATGGAATTTCGGCTGCTATCACAAACGATTGCGATTATTTGCCAGTAGCAGGTACGGAAACAAGAGTAATAATGTTCAACCGTTCTGATATTGCCACCGTTACATATGGAACTAACAAGCATATCGTTGAAGATATTGTTTTGAAAGTTGGCAAAGTTGGATACGCACATACAGGCTTCAACAAGTCAATTGATGGTGGGGCTTCGGCAGTTGTGGACGACAAAATGCCTAACTACTTCAAGCAATCTTTTAGCTTTGAAGCATGGGCAATTGATGCTGCAACAACTAAGGCGCTCGATAACTTAAACGATATTGTTGTAGTTGTTGAGTTGAAAAACAAAGGCAATGCAGGGGATGGTACTTTCCAAGTTATTGGTTTGGAAACTGGTTTGAAAGTTGCAAAAGACGACAAAACGTTTAATGCAAATATGGGTAAAAGAATTATTGGAATGGAGTCTATTGACAATGCTTCAAAAAGTTCACATATTTTCTACAAAACAGATTATGCCACAACTTTGGCTTTAGTTGATAGTCTTTTAGTTGTTCAAGCATAATGGTAACAGAAAATCAAATAAATGAAATTCAAGCTAATTCAATTCAGTCGGTACTCGCATCGGCTGAATTGACAAGGCTTGTTTTATCAGTTTATATTGATTTGTGGGGGTGTAAAAATCCTAAATTTTGCGCTGTAAGTATTAATCAATATTACGGTGCTATTTTAAAAGAAGGCTTAACGAAATTTAAACAGAAAACTATGGCACGAAAATACATATTGAAAGAAGGCATTCAGATTTGGTCAGGTTTACATCAAACTTTTTACGATTCAATGACAATTACGGATGAAATTGCTGAGCAGTTAATCAAACTTTCTCCACGTTTAAAAAATCAATTTGAAAGTACACCACTTCCCGAAGTTTTACAACCTGAAAAAAGAAAAGTTGAAGCTGAATTAGTTTCTCCTGAAAAGATGGCAGAAATTTTACAAGAAATAGACAAACCAAAACGCACACGAAAAAATAAAAACTAATGAAATCCGAAATTGCAAAAGTTCCAAAAAGGAATGAAACTAAAATCAACAAGCAATTAGGAATCATTAATAACGGCATTGATAACGCTTATCCGCAAAGGATGGAGCGAATCATTAAGAGTTCTGTAACTGCAAAGAGTGCAGCTAAAATGTACGCTAATTTCCTTGTTGGTAATGGGTTTGTAGATTCTACTTTAAATAATATAGTAGTTGGCAGATCGTATTATAAAGATATTACAATGTACCAACTATTGGAAAAGGTTGCTACATCTGCTGCGTATCAATCGGCTGCAAGTTTACATTTAAGGTACAACTTGAATTTATTAATTGACAGTATTGATATTAAGCATTATAAGAATTTTAGATTTGGCACACCCGATTCGCAAGATTATTCAGGCAAGGCACTTTACTATAATAATTGGGAAAAACAAAATGGAAGGTTTGAAGCTAAAAATATTATTCCTTTCGATATTTACAATCCTAATCACAACGTAATTTTATATCAAGCTGCTCAAGCTGGAAAAGCTGCAAAAATTAAAGAAGAGTTTTGGTTTGAAAAGTGGAAAGGTCAAATCGCATTCTTAATGATGGATGATGAATATATTTATCCATTAAGTCCTGTTGACGTGGCTCAAGATGATGCCGATACCGAGTTTCAAATTAGTCAGTTTAAAAATGGAGAGTTATCAAGAAATTTCTTTGCAAAGTATTTTTTAAAACACGCTTATTTTGCTAATGATACTGACAAAGACGAGTTTGTAAGAAATATTACATCTTTTACAGGCTCAGAAAATAATGGTTCAATTATGTTGGTTCAAGGTGACATTAGTCAAGATCCAAATACAAAGGCAATTATTGACGATACTTTCTCACTTGAAAAAATAGAGCAAAATATAAACGATAAGCTATTTATTGACTGGGAACAATCAATTGCAAACAATATACGCAAGGCTTTTGGTGCTATTCCTAAAGTTTTGATTGAAGAAATGGCTGGTGGACTTGGTCAAAATGGGCAACTACTTACAGATGCGGCAAATTTCTACAACAAAATGACCGAAAAAGACAGAGTTAAAATATCAGAGTTTTTCAGGGACATTTTTAAGAATTTCAAAGACCCTATTATTTCAGAATTTGAGATTAAACCTTTACAATTTGGTCAACAAGTTAGTTCTTTAGACGAAATTAACAAGCAAAAATTAAGCGCACAAGCTAATTTAAAAGGATCAGTTGGTGGAGTAACTGCATTATTAGCACTTCAACAATCAGTTGCAGCAAAAACTACAGATATAAATAGTGGTATAGCTATTATTCAAGAAATATTTGGAATTGAAGAGCAAACCGCACGTAAAATGCTTGGAAGTCCTGAAATAACACCTAATACTGTATAAAATGGCACAGAAACTCATAACCGACTGGGAAAAACAGCAAGAAATAAGACCTTTAGCGGCTCAATTTAAGAGTAAATATGATGTTTTTGCGCTTGAAATTCAGGTTGTTAACATGAAAAAATTGTTAGGAATTGAATTTTATAACGAAATAATCACAAATTTAGATTCAACCGAGCAAAAATATACAGATATTTTGGATGGTTGCGACTTTTCTTATGGTGGATTTGACTATTCACATGATGGAATTAGGACTTTTATGGCTTATTTGAATGCTGCTGAGTATCAAATTAGGTCAAAATACACCGAAACTGCTGCCGGAATTGTCAATAAATCAAATCAAGATTTTGAAGTCATTTCTCATGCTGCTTTAAAACAATTAAGAGTTGAAATGACTGAATACGCTTATACATATTGGGATATGACTAAGAAATTCATATTTTCATCAATTGAAAACTATCCACTTTATAACGAATGCAAAAAATCTTCTACTTTTAAACCGATAATAACTAAGATAGGATGAACGCAACAATTGAACTAATTGACTTATACAAGGGAGAAAGCGATTACCGTACTTTCACTTATAAAATTAATGGAGTTCCTGTTAATTTGAATACTTTGTCAGATATTAGGATTTTATTATTAGACGACAAAACGAAAGCCGTAATTTTAAAATATTCTAAGGTTGCATCTACTGGATGGAACTCAACCGACTTTGTAATTGTTGATGCTGCTAATGGAATTTTCGGTTATAAAATGCAGTCAGTAGATTCTGATAAATTTAATATTGGAGTGGCTCGAATTGAGTTTGAAATTTCTAAAACTTTAAGCGGCTTTAGTCCAAAATACGATTCAATTTATGCAGAAAGAATTTACAACGTTTTACCATCTAAAATTGCAGCATTATGACAATAGAAAGTTTAAGCAATGGAGTTGTAACAATTGAAACTACTGGTGATACTCATACTATTGAGATTAATAATAATGCTGTAATTATTTCAGGCGTTGACCAAATACAAAGCGACTGGAACCAAAACGACAATTTGGAAGTTGACTATATAAAAAACAAGCCGACAATTCCTACAAATACAAGCGACTTAAATAATGATAGTGGTTTTATAGATTCAGGCGATGCTTCAGATATTGCCGCTGGACTTGACGCACAACATTTACTTGATTTTGAACACGAAAATATACCTATTGAAGTTCCTTTTGATGGAATAATTGACGAGAAAAAAACGGTACTTTACAATGGAATTTTATATAAAACTACTACTGAAATTCAAGCAAATGAAACTCCCGATACTGAATCATTAAAATTTGAAAAATACATAGGTGACTTAGACCAAAGACTATCAGACCCAAGAACACCAACTGCTCACAAGTCAACTCATGCAACTGGTGGGAGTGATGCATTAAGTCCGGGTGATATTGGGGCAAAGGCAGATTTTACCGTAAATGTTGACACTACACCAGTCGATACAGATGAAGTAATTTCTCAAAGGGGCGGAAGTTGGCTTAGAACTACTTATACGAATTTCAAAGTATTTTTAAATGCTGCTTATGTAACATTAGCCCAAACCACAGCCCAAACTATTGGAAGTGCAACAAACAGAATATTGAAGTCGTGGCATACTGATATTGATGCTACCAATATAAAAGTCACAAAAGCAATAGCTGGAACAACTGGTGCGAGTGGATGGGTGCTTAGGAATAATGCGGATACAGCTAATATTATTCAGGTTGATGAAGCAAATGGAAGAGTTGGGATTGGAGTTGCTCCTGGAGTTTATGGTGTAAATGTAGTAGGTATAATTAGAACAGATTCCGCAATTTATGCCAATAGTGGAAATGGTATTTTTTCATCTTCTTTACTTTTAGGTAATATTAACGGAGGTTTTAGAATTGGGAATTCAAGTTCTGGATCAAATGCTTATATAGGAATAGAAATTGATACTGAAAAAATAAGAATTTATAAAAATGGAAGCATCAATACTATTGCAGGTCAATACCAATTTAAAGCCACATCACCAACAGCAGATACAGTAGGCGATACATTGCAATCAAATCAAAGTGGGGTTGAAGTATTTGAAAAAATTACGGGAGCAAATGCAACAAAAGGAAGTGGCACTAAAAGAAAAACTCAATTAATTGGATGCGAAAAAACACTTTCGAATAATGTTGATGCAAATCTAATTGATATAAATTGCGCAGTTGATACAATGCAATGTGTTATAATTGATTATTCTATTGCGGCAAAAGATACGGCAGCACATACAGTTAGAAGTCATATTGGTTATGTTTCTGTAAATGTTAGAAATCAAAACGGAGTTATTACAAGTCAAATTACACACCCAGCGACTTTAGAAAATGATTTGGGAGTAATAACTGATAGTTGGACGGCAACCGCAGGAACTAATAAAGTGACTCTTAGTTTAACCGCTAATGCTTCAGGAATGACACCAACGGCAATGACAGTATATTTTGACGTAAAAAATCAAGGCACAAATAATATTACTTTGTTATAAATTTTGTATATTTGAAAACTTAAAAATAAGGAGAAATAAAAATGAATTTAACACCTGAACAAATCGACTTTTTAATGACAGCCACGCCTGAACAAATCGCTGCATATGTAGAAGAATTCTATGCAGTAATTGAGCAACGTCCGGATTATTTGGAAGTGATGGCAGAAGTTAACGGAGTTTGTCGAAAAAGACCTAATTAATATGGTTAGGTGGATATTTGGCATATTTATAATTTTAGATTGCATTTATCAATTATTTGCTCAATCTAAATCAGTTGTATGGGCTGCATATTACGACATTATGCACTATTCAACATTACTTTCATTTGCCGTTTATTTTCTGATTAACTCATTCAACAAAATTTATTACGTTTTTACTTCTTATTTTGTCGTAGTTTTAGGCTTATTCTTATATGATTACTTTTTCAATTACTCAGAACTAAAGGAAAATAATGTGAACCCTGTTTATTTTTCTTCGGTGCTAATATTACTAATTTTAACAATATTCATAACATGGATGAAATTAAAAAAGGCTGGAAAATTATAGTTTTTGCAATGCTTGTTTCCAATATCGGGCTCGGAGTTTTCGCATGGGTAAAAGGTGCGGCTTCGGTTGATTACGTTGATAAAAAAGATGCTGTTTTGCAGTCCCAAATTAACGATAAGGCAGACAAAGAAACGGTTGAGAAAATGAGTAAACAGATTGAGTTTATTTATGAAGAAGCGTACAAACAATCACAAAAAAGATAACCATTAAAACCGCGAAACAATGAAACTATCAAAGAATTTCACACTTGACGAATGTACATTTTCTGCAACTGCTGAGAATTTAGGCATAGAAAATGACCCGACAAACGAGCAAATAGAAAATATAAAGGCATTAGTTGAGAATATATTACAGCCTATACGAGATTATTTCGGAGTGCCTGTAACAATCAACTCAGTTTTTCGATGTAAAGAACTGAATGAAGCGGTAAAAGGCTCAGGAAATTCACAGCATTTGTGTAATAATAATTCAGCAGCAGCCGATATTTACGTAAATGCGATTAAAATGCAGAAAGTTTTTGATTACATAAAAGACCATTTGGATTATGACCAACTGATTAATGAAAAAAATCTTAGTTGGATCCACGTAAGTTATCGCCGAGATGGAAAAAATAGGAAACAATCATTTGCAATTAAATAGAAATATCATGAAAAATTATTACAAACCAACGCCAAAAAAGTGGCGTAAATTAGGGGATGCACTTTTAGGAGTTTCGACATTTATCACAGCTTCAGCGATTGCAACGAATCATCCGGGTATTGCAATTACATCTTTAATTATTGGTTCAGTTGGGAAGTTTTTAACTAACTTTTTCAGCGAGTAAAAATATAGGGAGCAAGGGTGACTAAAGTTTGCTTCCAATAGAGTAAATAAGCACATTTATTAAGTAGTTTTCTTTTCATAAGTATTGTTGGTTGTTGTTCGTGGGAAGGCTCGGCTGTAAAAGGTCGGGCTTTTTTTTGTTGAGATATGTCAATATTAACAAAATAATTCATTTTTTACTTGACATTTTATTTATTTGTATTATATTTGTATTCTCATTTATTCAATATTGAAATAACAATTAAAATCTTTAATCATGAAAATGTATCTAGCGTGGTTCATTAACACAAAATAAACTTAATGTACCCGGAAAATTAAAAATTAAAATTCAAAAAATCCTATTCATAACCGAGTAGGATTTTTTTATGACCTATGTCAACTTTTCCATTGACATTTATCAACGCATTTTAACAAAATAAATGTTGCAAATGTAAAAATATGTATTATCTTTACAAAATCAAACAACAACAACTTAAAAAAACAATATTATGAAAAACTTAGAAAGCATAATCAGAAAGTATTCAGAATTGAAAAGTAATGAAGATAACTATTCAATAGGTGGTGGTCTTGCAGATTCTGGAAAGAAGGCATCAAACAGACACGAAGATGCATTATCAGATTCAGGTAAATTGACTTTTGGAAAAGCTGCTCAAATGTTTAAAAAAGCAACTGGTTGCGAAATTTCATTAATAAATGAAATATTTGATTATGCAGTTCCATACGCAGAATGGCACCACGCTGGATTTTTACCAAAACAATATGGCGGTGGAATGAAGAAGACTTATTTTTTAAATTCAACAGAAATTATAATGTTAGCAGCAAATTGGAATTCATTAATTGAAAAATTAGAAATTTCAAAAACTGAAAGAAGAATTGCCGCTGAAAATCAAGAAAATCGTGAGCAAATTAAACATGACTTTTTAAAGACAAATGCTGTAAGAGTTGATAGAGTTTTATATTCAAATATTCCTGCAAATTTCTATGAAACTGATAGAGAAATGAACGGAAAATATGGATGGTTTTCAAGCTATGGAAAAACCTATAATATGACTGAATATTACTCAGGATGGAAATTTGAAACATCTGAAAAAATGAATGAATTTCATACTTTATAAAAATGAAAAAACTAATCATAACCATCTCCAGCGATAAACTCGGATGCTGGAGTACCTTTATAGAATGCTGCAAAGGACTTAAACTACCTTATCATTCATTGAAAATGCGAAAGTTTCCATTTTATTATAATGGTATCAATTTTTATAAGATGGAACCAAACTCATTGACATATCTCAATCAAAACTCGTACAATAATCATTGCATTGAGTAGTACAATTAATGTATCTTTGCTTAAACAACTAAAACAACAACGAATTATGGAAATAACTTATTTATTATCAGACAACGGCGGAATATCTACTATTTATTTACCAATTTTATTAAAAACAGGAACTATTTTTGAACATGAATTTGGTACTTACAAAGTAGAAGAAATTAGAAATTTTAAAGAAGGTACTAAGGTACTTTGTGAAAGATTATAAAAACAACAACTATAAATTATTAGAAAATGAACACCATTTCCACAAGCCCAAGCAAAAAAGAAGTTTTGAGATATATCTCAGAAGATTCTTTAATTCAGAAAATCAAAGACAGCCAACTCTTATTATTAGATGGCGAATATGAAGATGAGTATTGTAATAGTCTTTTTGACTTGTTTATTGAACACCATGCAGAAGCCGACATAAGCGACTGGGAAGAGTTCACTAAGCAAATACTCCATAATGCGCCAAAAGAAGCAAGAGAAGAGTTAAAATACATATCATTCGATTGGATAGAAGAGGAAACAGATAATGATTATGATATTTACCAAGATACTCGTGAATTGACAATTAATGATTCATTTTTAATGAGAGGGTATTAAGATATGACACGCAAAGAAATTACCGAAAAAATGAATGAAATCTTTGAAGAGATAGATTCATTGGCAAAACAAAGGCAAGATACCAAATTGCATAATAAACGGCTTCAGATGGCTTGTTTAACTCCGAATTATACAAAAGTCGAAGCGTTAAGCCGGACAATTAGAATATTAGAAATAAGAGTAGAAAAACTTAAAAATTTATTGTAACATGGAAAAATTAGAGTTAAAACATTTGTCGGCGTATTTGCCGTATAGATTGAAAGTAAGCAATAATTCATTTCCTGATGATATTAATATTATTACAGGATTAAGAGATGAAAAATATTTTATTGACATACAAAGTAAATATGCTTATGGTGATATTGAAAATTGTAAACCAATCCTACGTCCACTATCCGACATTACAAAAGAGATTGAAGTTAATGGCGATAAGTTTGTGCCGATTATTGAATTAGCAAAATTATATCATACTTTAGGATCTTTAATAACTCATTTTTCAGGTGTAAGAAATGATGGTATTTATGGAATTCAAGTAAATTGTCATATTGAAAATGACGATAGAAGATTTTCGTACTACCAATTAAAAAATGAAGAATTTATATTATCAAATACTTACGAAGAAATTCAAAAACTCCTATCATGGCACTTCGACATATTTAACCTAATCGAAAAAGGACTTGCAATTGATATTAATACCTTGAAATCATGAACGAAAAAACACTTGCAACGGCTCAAAGTAAAGCCTACGATTTGCAAAATTTGCTGTTTAAATTACAAGTCGTTAACGACCAGTTGAAGGTAAAAACCGAATTATTAGAATCAGGACTTGATGCGCCTGAACTAATAGAAGAAACTAAAATGTTGAAAACTCAGTATGATAGTTACAAGCGATTAATAAAGGATGGTGCTAATGATTTAAAGCAGTTTGTTGATGTTAAATTTGTAACTGATAACGACTAAATTTCACAAAATAAATAAAATAGGTACAATTATTTTGAGCCGTATTTCGGGGAATGGTTGTAACTTTGTTCAAGTTCTTTAAAGGAGTGGTGGCGGAATGGAATCGCATAAATCGGTAGGAAGTAGGATTGCAACATACCGTGAGTTTGATTTACAAGCAGCAAGCGAAATAGTACATCTTTACAGGTTCGAATCCTGTCCACTCCACAGGGATGATAGAGTTAATTGCAAAAACAACCCTGTAAATGTATGGAGCAGTTTGGCAGCTCGGAATAGACGAGCATTTTTTAAACTTTAAACACGAAACAATGGAAATCGAACAATATCACAATGACTTTACTGCATTAAGTAGTTCAATGCTTAAACAGTTTGCTTTTTCAGGGAAGCATTTTTTAGCCT